TCCGCTAACACTTTGGCATCCCACTCGGCTAACTCAGCAGTCCTATTATCAGCAAGCGCATAAGCCTTAACCTGCTCAGCAGTCCAATTTTAGAAAACTGATAACATAAGCGTATGACAAACTTGCGCCTTGAATCTGTTTTGATTTCATCATTGTCTTTAGACCCTACCAATGCACGCAGACACGATTCTAAGAACCTGGCTTCTATTGAGGGCAGTCTTAGGTTGTTTGGTCAGCGTAAGCCGATTGTGGTTACTGGTGCGAATGTGGTTGTGGCTGGTAATGGAACGCTTGAGGCTGCTAAGTCTTTGGGTTGGTCTGAGATTGATGTTGTTCGTGTTCCTAATGATTGGACTGCTGAGCAAGTTAAGGCTTATGCGCTTGCAGATAATAGGACTGCTGAGCTAGCTGAGTGGGATGCAAAAGTGTTGGCTGATCAGTTGGTTGAGTTGGATGCGGTTGGTTGGGATGTGTCTGAGTTTGGTTTTGAGCCAATGAATCCTACTGGTGATTTGAATGATGATGAGCCTTTAAGTTTTGATGAGAATAAACCTACGCGTTCGAAGTTAGGTGACTTGTGGCAAGTGGGTGAACATAGGATTCTTTGTGGTGATTCTCAAGATAAAAGCGCTGTTGCAAGATTATTAGATAGTAAAAAGATTGATTGTATTCTGACTGACCCACCTTACGGAATAAACCTTAATACAGATTATTCTTCTTATGGTGAGAAAGGCAAAACTTATTCACCGATTCTAAATGATGATAAACCATTTGATTACTCAATCTTTGAATATTTAAAATGTGAAGAACAATTTTGGTTTGGTGGAAATTACTATTGCAAGACCTTACCTGATTTTGGTTCTTGGTCTATCTGGGATAAATATCCAACAGATAATAATGACAAAAGATTTGGCAATTTATTTGAAGTAATTTGGTCTAAAAAGAAACATAAACAAGTTTTGTTTAGAACACCATCATTGAATATCGGACATTTCAAAGTTGAGGATATTGTTCATCCAACTCAGAAACCAACTAAACTTATGATAGAAATTCTTAATAAATGGACTGAGCCAAAGAATCTTATTTTAGATTTATTTGCTGGTTCTGGTTCAACATTATTAGCTTGTGCTAGAACAAATCGAGTTGGTTATGGAATAGAACTTGATCCTCAATACGTTGATGTGATACTTGATAGACTGGAAAAAGAAACAGGACTAGAAGCCTCACGCTTGGAACAATAAATGTCACATATGGGCAGACCGCCTAAAACTATTGAACAAAAACGTGCGCTCGGTAATCCTGGTAAACGACCTTTACCAACTGAGGGGTCACTTGTTCTTTTGCCATCAATGTACGAAATTCCTGAACCACCAAGACCTATTGTGACTGAGGCTGCTAAAGCCTTGTGGAATCGTACCTGGACTATGGGGCAAACCTGGTTGAGTCCTCAAACAGATATTGAGTTGTTGCTTATGACCTGTGAAATGGTTGATGAGCGTTGGAATCTGCGCATAAAAGTTTTGCAAGATAACAGACCAGAGGAACGTAAAGGTTTACGCGACTTAGAAAGACAATTGATTGCTAACTTGTCGTTGCTCGGTTTTACTCCAACGGATCGCTCAAGGTTAGGTGTTGCTGAGGTTAAAAAGATTTCTAAACTAGAGGCTTTGCGTGAGCAACAAAACAGACCTAGAGATTAAAGGTTGGCCGCCTCGCTGGGTCACTCCTGCTAGTGAAAAAGAGTTGATTGATTCGCGTGGTTGGCAGGTAAATAATTTTATTAACACCTTATGTATCCAAACTAAGGACACTGTTGCTGGTCGTGCTGGTGAACCTTTGGTTTTGCGTGATTGGCAGTCAGCTCTTTTAGATAATGTTTTTGCGGTTCGTGATGACGGAATGTTCAAACATAGAACTGCCTTGGTTGGGATGGCTCGTAAGAATGGTAAGTCCGCTATCTCATCAGGTATTGCGCTCTGGGGTTTGTTTATGGGTGAACGTGGTGGCGAAATTTATTCTTGTGCAGCTGACCGTGACCAGGCAAGAATTGTTTTCGGTGATGCTAAAAGAATGATTGAAGCTGAACCAGAACTATTTGCTCAAGCAAAGTTGTATCGTGATGCGATAGAGATTCCGTCAACTGGTTCTGTTTATCGTGTGCTTTCATCTGAGGCTTACACAAAAGAGGGCTTGTCCCCAACACTTGTAATTATGGATGAGTTGCACGCTTTACCCAATCGTGAACTGTTTGATGTTATGACTCTTGGTATGGGTGCAAGACGGCAACCGTTGTTGTTGGCTATTACTACTGCTGGTGTTAAAACTGATACGACAGGTCAGGATTCGATTGCTTACAACTTGTACCAGTATGGTCAAAAGGTTTCTAGAGGTGAAGTTGTTGATCCATCTTTCTTTATGGCTTGGTGGGAAGCACCTGTTGAGTCTGACCACCGTGACCCTGAGACTTGGAAACTTGCTAACCCTGCGTACGGTGATTTGAACTCGGTTGAGGATTTTGAGTCAGCTGTGAAACGTACACCTGAAGCTGAGTTTCGTACAAAACGAACTAACGCCTGGGTGTCATCTCAAACAGCGTGGTTGCCTAATGGTGCTTGGGATGCAAGGTTTGTTAAGAAAGATATTGATAAAGATGTGCCAATAGTTCTTGGTTTTGATGGTTCGTTCTCTGGTGATGCTTCTGTAATTGTTGGGGTAACCGTTGAGGATGAGCCACACGTTTTTATGGTTCAGGCTTGGGAGAAACAACCAGAGGACACAGATGATTGGCGGGTTGATTCTTTAGAAGTTGAGAACGCCATTATTGAGTTTTGTAAATATCACAACGTTAAAGAAATAGCTTGTGATCCGTTTCGCTGGCAACGAAGTATGCAAGTTTTGCAGGATGCTGGTTTACCTGTTGTTGAGTGGCCGTCAACTTCTGCTGCTCGTATGATTCCTGCGTGCGCAAAGTTTTATGATGCTGTTGTGTCAGAAAAACTTTCACAAGATGGTGATGGTTTGTTGGCTAGACATATTTCTAACGCGGTTGTTAAAGTTGATAGACTTGGGCCAAGGGTGGTGAAGGAACACCGTTCGTCTCCAAGAAAGATAGATGCCGCAGTTGCTAGTATCATTGCATTTGATAGGGCAACAGTTTCCAGAAACGAACCTGAGCCTTTGATTCCACAGTTTTTTGTATAAGGAGTATTTTGCTTCCATCCATTGTTCAGATAATCGGTTTAGTAACAATTTCAGCAGGACTAGGTTTCATCTTTGTTCCAGCAGGTTTGATTGCCTTGGGTGTTTCTTTTGTTCTTATCGGTTTGTCTTTTGAAAGAAGTAAGTAATGTTAAATAATTTGTTCAATCTAGATAAAAGAGCAATCTCATTCCAGTCCATTTGGGGTGCTGGTGATTCATACGCTTTCACCACAGATTCAGGTGCAGTAGTTGACGAGAACACGTCAATGAAAATTACGCCATTTTATGCTTGTGTGCTTTTAATCTCTGACACCATTTCCACTTTGCCTGTTGATTCGTTTATCAGACGTGACGGCAATCGTGTCCCTTACCGACCTAGACCAACTTGGGTACAAAAACCTGACATTGATTTGATGAGAACAGAACATTATCAACAAGTCCTTGTTTCTTTACTTCTTGACGGCAACGCTTTTATTCGTATTTATCGTGATAGTAATGGTGATGTTGCGAACCTCGTTTGCCTTGATCCTAACCGTGTTGTGGTTGAGAGAAAACCTGTTACGCGCGAAATAGAATATGTTATTGATGGTTTTGAAGCAATGAAAGTGTCAGCAAAAGATATGTTGCACATTACTGAGATTCGTAAACCTGGTTCTTTAAGAGGTTTATCACGCGTTACTGAATTGAAAGAGAACCTTGGGCTAGCTTCAGCTATGCAATCTTTCGCTGCAAGATTTTTTGGTCAAGGTGCAACAACTTCAGGTGTTATCGAATACCCAGGTAATTTAACAACTGAGCAAGCTAAGTCTCTGCAAAACAGTTTTGATTCAACACATAGAGGTTTCAGGAAAGCACATAAGACAGGTATTTTATCTGGTGGTGCAAAGTTCACTAAAACTGGTGTGAACCCTGATGAAGCACAAATGTTGGAATCACAAAAGTTCCAAGTCGAATCTATTGCTCGTTTGTTCCGTGTCCCACTTCATATGATTCAAGTTTCGACTCCTGGAGCAATGTCTTACGCTTCAGTTGAACAAAACAGTATTAACTTTGTTGTTCACACCCTTAGACCTTACATTGAAAAACTTGAGGAAGCCTATTCAACTTTACTTCCAACAGATGCGTTCCTAAAATTCAATGTTGATGGTTTACTTCGCGGTGATTTCACAACAAGAATTTCAGGTTACTCAATCGGTTTGCAGGCAGGTTTTTATTCTGTGAATGATGTTAGACGTTTTGAGGACTTACGACCTGTTGATGCAGGCGACCAATTTAGAGTACCTCTTGCAAATATCAACTTAGCTGAGGCAAGTGTTGTTGAACAAGATAAACGTGTATCAATGGCAACCAGACTTGTGCAAACAGGTTTTGACCCAGCAAGTGTTCTTTCAGCTCTTGGACTACCAGCAATTTCTCACACAGGAGTTCCGTCAACACAGTTACAACAGGTGGCACAAATTGATCCACAAGACCCAACTGCGGTTTATGATGTGACTCGTTCAAATGAAATCAATGTGCAAATACCTGAAACAGTTGTCAATGTTCCACCAGCAATTATCAACGTGCAACCACCGATAGTTAATATCAACACACCTGACTCAAAGCCTTTAATTAGAACTGTTGAACGTGACGAAAACAATCACATTGTCAGAATCATAGAAACAAGTGGAGAGTAAGTGGCAACAGGTTTAAGCGCATATTTGGCTAACAGTTTTTTGAACGCCTTGGGTAACGCAACAGCATACTCAGTTGCACAACCTTACATAAAACTGCACGTTGGCGACCCTGGTGTTAATGGCACAACTAATGCTGCTGTTGAAACCACACGCAAATCTGTTTCTTTTGCTGTTGCTTCTGCTGGTGCTATCGCTTCAGATGCAGATGTAACTTGGACTAACATTGCTGGTTCTGAGGATGCTACACATTTTACGGCTTGGGATAGTTTGACTACTGGTAATTTTTTGTTTTCAGGCACAGTCACAGGTAACCCTTACACAGCAGGCGATACTTACACTATTGCTTCAGGTTCTTTAACAGCATCTCTAACAGTCGCTAGTTAAACTATGGCATCAAAATTTGTCCTAGACACAGGACAACTTGATACAGATTACTTAACAACACCGCCAACTTTAATTCTTGATTCTAGTAATCGTGGAAAACTTGACACAAATGTTTTAAGTTCAGGTGAACCAATTGTTGTCAATGATGTTGCCACAAGTGCTTTAGGTGGAATGTCTGCCACAGTCCAATCAACCCCAATCGTTCAGGTAACAGCCACAAGCCAACTGGGGACGTTGAGTTCCTCAGCTTCAAGTGTGGTCACAAAAGTTGCTTTAGCCCAATCTTTACTCGGATCACTTATTGCCACCATTCAAGCGTTGCCTCTAGTTCAAGTGACAGCAGTTTCAGATATGGGTGGTTTGGTTGCTAACGCTGATGCAGTTATTCCTGCACCAGAACAAAAGTACGGTAAAAGAAATCCTTACTATCAAGTCAAAAATAAAAAGAAACCTGAGTCAATCGAAATTGAACCAACAATTATTGACTACAAGTTTGAGCCTCTTGACCCTTTAATTAAAACAATTTTTGCGACCAGTCAAACTGAACTTTTTGGTTTAGGTGCTATGGCACAAAGTCGGATAGACTTTTCTACAGAGCAAGATGACCTTGACTTGCTTACGATTCTTTAAGGTGGGTGCAATCTGATGCCTTATTTTATTACGGATGATGCTGAGGGTTGTGATGGTTTCGCAACAATAAAAGAAGATGGTGAAGTTATTGGTTGTCATCAAACTAAACAAGAGGCCATTGATCAGATGGTTGCTGTTTCCATTGCTGAGGACATTGAACCTGGTGGGGAAAGAATGAAACATAAAAAGAAAAAAATGAAAACTCTTTATCGAGCACCAGTAGGAGCAGAAGATAAATTTGCAACAGAAGAAGAAGCATTAGACAGGGCTGATGAAATAGGTTGCGAGGGCACACATACCATTGATGAAAATGGTGAAACAGTTTATATGCCTTGCTCAACTCACGCAGTTTATGATGCTTTGGTAAATAATCTTGATGATGATGAAGAAGATTTGGAAGATGAAGAAAGAGCACCTGCACCTAAAAAAGACCAAATACAAGGTAGTGATGAAAACAAACCTGATAGCGCTAAGGGCACAGGTGGTGATGTTGATTTTGATGAGAAAACAACAACTGCTTTAAGGAACAAAGTTTCGGAACACAATGATGATATGGCAAAGAAAAATAAACCTGATTACACACGAACAACCCTTGGTCAATTAAAAGCTGTTTACAGACGTGGTTCAGGTGCGTATTCAACTTCACATAGACCTGGTGTGTCTCGGGCAGCGTGGTCAATGGCACGCGTTAACGCTTTCCTTTATCTGTTAAGAAATGGCAGACCAGAAAACCCTAAATACATTACTGACTTTGATTTACTTCCTAAAGCTCACCCAAAATCTACTCGCGATTTATTACCTGATGCTGAAAGAGTTTTGCCCGATAATTACAGACCATCTTTATCTGAGGATGTTCCAGAGGGTCGCGCTTGCGGTAATTGTTATTTTTATGATGAATCTAATATTAAAGAATATCCTGATGGACAACTTCGTGCTTATTGTGAGAAGTGGGACGATTATGTGGATGGCGCATATTATTGCAACGCTTGGCAACCAAATGAAATTGACGAGGAACGTGCAGTTAATTTAGAAGCACCAGCTTATATGCGTGCTGCTGCTCGCAGAGGTTTAGAACTTAACCGTCAAGGTTTCGGTGGTGACGGTTTAACAGATAAAACTAAACAAGAAGCTAGAGATATGGCTGAGGGTCGTGTGTCTGAGGATAAGTGGCGCAGGATTGCCCCTTGGATTGCCCGCCATCTAGTTGATTTGGATGCACCACAAAACAATAATTCGAGTGACCCTGGTTATCCAGGCGGCGGACTTGTTGCCCATTTGCTTTGGGGAAGTGGCCCAAGTAAACGTGCTGCTGAGAGAACACAAAGTTATGCCCAAAATATTGTAGATCAGTTAGATGCTGAACAGAATATGCAACGGTGGTCAACAATCAATGTAAAATCAAGTAAGAGCGAAAAGGAAAAAACTGTGAACAAAGTAGAACGCCGCATTAAAACAGATGTTGATTTTGAGTTAAGAGTTGAGCACACCGATTCTGATGGTATGAAATTTAGTGGTTACGCTGCCGTGTTCAATAGTGATTCCGAGCCGTTACCTTTTATTGAAACAATTATGCCTGGTGCTTTTAAGCGTTCACTCAAGGCAAGAAACGAAGTAAAACTTTTTAAGAATCACAATATGGATGAGGTGTTGGCTTCTACTCGTTCAAAAACTTTAAGACTCTCTGAGGACTCAAAAGGTTTGTTAGCTGAAGCAACTTTGCCTGACACAACTGCTGGCCGCGATTTGGCTGTGCTTATGAAACGCGGGGATGTTCATTCAATGTCTTTCGGTTTCTCCGTTCCGCGTGGTGGCGATTCATATTCTGATGATGGTATGACCAGACAACTTAAAGAGATTCGTTTACACGAAGTTTCTATTGTCACAGGTTTCCCAGCCTACGAAGCAACTACCGCTACTGTCAGGTCGTTAGATATTTTGGCTTCTAGAACAAATGTTGATCCTGATGCTTTGGCTGATGCGTTGAACAAGTTGGAATCTGGGGACAAGTTACCTGACATTCAAGCTGATTTGTTACAAGAGGTCGTCACTAAGTTAAGAGAGAACGTTCCGTCTTCTGATGATTTGATTGAACTTAAACGTAAACAACTTGACCTACTATTCAAGGCGGTATAACAATGGATAAGCAACAAATTAAAGAAGCAATCTTAAAGGCTGCTGGTAATCCTGAGTCAGGTGTTATCGCCGAGTTTGCTGATGCTATGGCTGAGGCTGTTGCAAATATTGACAAACCTGTTGAAACAAAAAAGTTCAACCCTGTTGCAGAAACAAGAATCACAGAAATTTCTGAGACACGCTAAATCTTTGTTAGACTAATAGTGGTTGCGTGGATGCCACCACCATTTTTACTGTCGAGTGAGCCTCGCAGATGAACAAACACAAAACAATTCTATAAGGAGTTAAGTAATGTCTGATTATATTAAACAACAACACGAAGCACGTCAAAAGGCTTGGCACGAAGCCAAAGCACTTCTTGACAATGCAGCAGCAGAAAAAAGAGATTTATCTGCGGAAGAAAACGCTCAGTATGACAAAATCAATGCTGACCTAGATTCACGCGCACAAGTAATTGAAACTCTAAAAGCTGATGCCGAAAGAGAAGTACGTGCCACAGAAGCTATGAAAGGCTTTGAGAATCAAGCTAGACCAATGAGCAACTTAGCACCATCAGTTGATGACAACGCAATTTTGCGCTCATTAGCTCGTGGCGAAATTCGCTCACACACATTCGAAAAAAGAGATATCGTAAAAACTTCAACTGGGGCTCCAGTACCTACAAGTTTTTATGATCAAGTTCTTTTATTGGCAAGAAATTCAGGGCCAATGTTAGAAACTTCTACCATCTTAAATACTAATGGCGGAGAAAATCTGCAAATCCCTTCCATTGGTACTTACAGCTCTGGCACAATCGCTGGAGAAGGAACTGCTATTGGTGAATCCGATCCAGTATTCAACTCATTTGTAACCCTCAGCGCTTACAAATACAGTTTCTTGACACAAGTGTCACGCGAACTTGTTGAGGATTCTGGAGTAGATATTCTTGGATTCCTTGCAGGTCAAGTTGGACAATCACTTGGTTTCTCAGTTAATAACGCATTAACTGTTGGAACTGGAACTGTTGAACCAAACGGAGTTATGGCTAGAGCAGCAGCAGGTGTTACAGGTTCGACAGCAGTTTCTGGTGTATTCACAGCAGACAACTTAATCGACCTTGTGTATTCTGTTGACTCAGCAGCACGCAGACTCCCAGGAGCAGGGTTCTTAATGAACGGTGCTTCAATTGGTAAAACTCGTAAATTAAAAGACACAGCAGGATATTACATATTCAGCCCATCTTTAAGTGCCGAAGCAAGAGATATTTTGCTTGGTTACCCAATTTACGAAAACCCAGCAGTTGTTGATACCGCAACTTCAGCTAAATCAGTTGCTTTCGGTAACTTAAAAAGTTATTTGGTAAGAACTGTCGGTGGATTGAAAGTAGATACCTCATCAGATTTTGCCTTCAACACCGATTTAATTACGCTACGTTGTATCTATCGCGTTGATGGTAACCTTGTGCAAACAAGTCACATTAAACGCTTCATTGGTGCTTCAAGTTAATTAAATCCCTTAAACCAGAAACCCCGCAGGAGCGCAGGCCTGTGGGGTTTCTGCCATTTATTTGCTAGTATTTCTTTACCTGCGTTCTTATGGAGTTTCTGCGTGAATCGTGAGCAAAAAAGATTATTAGCAAAACAAAATAAAAATCAAAATGTTGTACAAAACCCAAGACGTATTCTCTGGGTAAGTAATGCTATGTGGGCCAGCACAGGATACGGCCAGCAAAGCGCACAAGTAATTCCTAGATTAAAAAAAGATGGTAATGATGTTGCCGTTGTAGCAAATTATGGTTTAGAAGCATCAACAACAACTTGGAACACTCCAAGTGGGCCTGTTCCTGTTTATCCTCGCGGTATGGAGCAATGGTCTAATGATGTAATCCCAGCACATATGCACGACTGGTCTGTTCGCGATAAAGATGCAGAACATTTGTTAATGACTTTGTTTGATGTGTGGGTGTTTAAGGGTGAGAAGTGGGCTGAGTGGCCTATTGCTTCTTGGACTCCTGTTGATCACGTTCCAGCACCACCAGATGTTTCAGCTTGGTGCAGACTACCTAATGTTTACCCGATTGCTATGAGCAAGTTTGGTAAATCAATGTTTGAAAATGTTGGTATTGAGTCTTGGTATGTTCCTCACGCTATAGAAAAAGTTTTTAAGCCTACAAACAAAATATTTGTAAGTGATGGTGAAGCGATTGATCCTAAAGATTTTATGAAAATACCAAAAGACCGTTTCGTGGTTGGTATGAACGCAGCAAACAAAGGTGTAATGCCGAACAGGAAAGCGTTTGGTGAAAACCTGTTGGCTTTCTCAATGTTTGCTAAAAAGTATGATGATGCAATTTTGTATATGCATACTGATGCTTCAGGTGCTTTGGGTGGTATCAGGTTAATGGAGTTGATTATCTCTGTTGGTATTCCTGTTGAAAAGGTTGTGTTCGCTGATCCGTATTTGTTGCGCACAGGTTTGACTCAGGAAACTATGGCAGCGATTTATTCTCAAATGGATGTGCTTCTTGCAACTTCTTACGGTGAGGGGTTCGGTGTGCCAACTATTGAAGCGCAGGCTTGCGGTGTTCCTGTTATTGTTTCCGACTTCGCTGCATCACCTGAACTTGTCGGTGACGGTTGGAAAATTGGTGGGCAACCTCTTTGGGATGCACCACAAAAAGCGTTCTTCCATATTCCTAATGTTCCAGAAATTGTTGAAGCACTATCGCAGGCGTATAACAGAACTCGTGGCGCATCACAAAAAGCAATTGATTTTGCCAAACAATATGATGCAGATTTGGTTTACCAAACACAATGGAAACCAACTTTGGACAGCATATTCAGCAGGGTTGCTTCAGATGCCCTTAAAAAGCCCACAGAAGCAAAATAAGCCACTTTAAGGTTTTAGGGATACACAGATGGTAGGTCAAATATGAAAGTTGTAATCACAGGTGTAGGTGGTTTTTTGGGAAGCCATCTAGCTGATTCTTTTATTTCTGCTGGGTGGCAAGTCACAGGCATAGATAACTTTTTAGGTGGATACAAAGATAATGTGCCTGACCAGGTTGATTTATTTGAAATTGATTTACTTGACCTGGAATTATTAAAAGAACCTTTTGCAAACGCAGACCTTGTTATACATACAGCGTGCACAGCTTACGAGGGCTTATCTGTGTTCAGTCCAAGCCTGATTGTTGCCAACACAGTCCAAGCAACAACTAACGCTTTGACAGCATCTATTCAAAACAATGTTAAAAAGTTTGTTTACCTTTCATCTATGGCACGTTACGGTGACAAGAAAGGTGATTTGTTTACTGAGGATATGACACCTAACCCGCAAGACCCTTACGGCATTGCCAAGTATGCTTCAGAACTTTTGGTCAAAAACTTGTGTGAAACTCACGGTGTTGATTGGGTAATTCTTGTTCCCCATAACATTATTGGGCCTCGACAAAAATATGATGATCCGTATAGAAACGTTGCCTCAATTTTTATTAACAGAATGTTGCAAGGCAAACAACCAATCATTTACGGCGAAGGCAAATCGTTGCGTTGTTTCTCTTTTATTCAAGATGTAATAAATCCGTTGATGGTTGCTTGTGAGTCTCCGGATGCTGTTGGTCAGATTATTAACATTGGCCCTGATGAGGAGCATTTAAGTATTTACGATTTAGCTGTAAAGGTTGCTGAGATTATGGAGTTTGACCTTGACCCAATTTTTATGCCAGGCAGACCGCAGGAAGTTTTGATTGCTTTGTGTAGTTCTGATAAGGCAAGGAATCTTTTAGGTTACAAGACTGGCACAGATTTAGGTGATGGGCTACGACAACTTGTTGATTACATTAAAGCTCGTGGTGTTAAACCTTTTGACTACCATTTGCCTTTAGAGATTGTGTCAGATAAGACACCTAAAACTTGGTCACAGAGGTTGATGTGAAAACTTTGCAAGAGATTTATCCTAACTTTCAGGATGCTGATGGTTGGGGTGATAAAGGCACAGCACATTCTTATATTGATGTTTATGCTGAGCATTTAACTAAAAGATTTGGGATTAACTTTTTAGAGATAGGTGTTCAACGTGGTCATTCGATTGCTATGTGGCAGGACTATTTTGTGGAGTCACAGGTTCACGGTATTGATGTAACTTTATCTAACATAATTTTTGATAACTTGGAGAACGTTTCTGTTTGTGATGCAACCGCTCAGGAGCAGGTTGATTCTTGTTTTAAGGGTAAATCTTTTGATTACATTATTGATGATGGAAGTCACAGGGTCGCCGATCAGATAAAAAGTCTTGAAATCTTGTATTGCTATTTAAAAGACTTAGGGCAATACTTTATTGAGGATGTTGACGGTGATAGCAGTTTGATATCAATCCAAAACTATTTACAACAAAACAATATGAGCTACAAGGTTTACGATTTGAGAAGTATAAAGAACCGTTATGACGACATTTTGATTGTAATAACTAAGGAGACAAAATGATTCCAGTAATGGTTGTGCCAATAATTAACAGTTACCAATATCTTGACAGGATGATGGAAACCATAAACTACCCAATCCAAAATCTGATAATTGTTGATAATGGTGCTTCTAAGAATGATTGGTCACCGACTTGGAATCAATGGGTGTCAAAAGTTTGGCATCTCAAGTTTCCGTCAAATCTGGGTGTTCCTGGTTCTTGGAATCTTGGAATCAAATCTTTACCTATGTCGGACTACTGGCTGATTGCTA